AGTATTGAGTTGACACAAGAACAATTCAATCACGTGAAAGCAATCCTTAAACAGGACAAACCATCAAGGACAAGATTAACAAAAGAAGAAAAAAATCACATATTGTGGTTTATGGATATTGTTGATGAAGACCATAGTGGTCACGCTTATAGTGATGTAATGAAAAGTATTAGAAAGAAATTGGTTGGTAGTTAATTCATAACTGTCTACCAACTGATAAGGGTCCCAATTGGGACCCTTTTTCATTTACGAGAGATACGTTTATTTATCTTGTCAATTCTTTAAATATCATAATCACATCCACTACGAGTGCGGTGAACACCCATACTAAACAACAATAAACGTATAACTCAAATATCTTCGTTTTTAGACTACTTCTCATCCCACTTAGCGTAACATATCGCCGACGCCTGTTCCTGTCCATATTCGTCAATTATGGAAGAAATACACCTACTTATGTACTTGTCTTGTTCTTCATCGGTTGAGGGTGATGGAATTGGAAAACCTTCCTTAACTACAGACGCTTTGATTGGAACACAATTTGGTGTTCCGTCATCTTTTAATCCGATTGGTTCGTAACCTTCCCAACAAGGATTTGGTTCAATATCCATTTCCTTTGGTTTATTAATCTTTTGTGTATCTAATCTTAATTTGATTAGGTTTGATAAATCGTATCCCATATTATTTTAAACTTAATTGATATAATGTTTCTGCAATTAATTGTGCAATTTCATCTATTTGGTTTTGTACCCAAGTTTCTTGATACACCATTTTACGATGTTCTTGAACATATTGATATAACCCCTTAAAATAAGTTGTGGAAATACCATCACTCCAATCAACAGGGTTAACCAAAGTGTAAGAACCAATTCGTGGATATACTCCTTGAATTGACTCCACCAATCCATCAAGTAATGGAACAATTTCGTCATAGTAATTATTTAGTGCTTTATGTTCAGAGAACGAAGTTGTCTGATGATGCCACACAACCGCTTGTTCAAATGATTGTTTTAGTGGTGATATAAATTCATTTATTCCCATTATTTGTTAATTAATTTTCTAAATTTATTCAGAGGTAATTCCTCGTTGGTTAAAAAGATTGAAGAATAGTTATGATGTATCCAACTGTACAATTCAGTCTCAGTTATTTTATATTTTTTTTCTAAATCTGTTCCAATCAATCTATCAAAATAATCTGATTTATAACCTAAGTTTAATTCATCTTCAGTAGGTGGTGGTAAAACGTAATCTATATTCATATCTATAATCCCTTATATTTTTTTAATTGTTTATTTTCTGTCATCAATTTTTCAACCTTACTTTCAAGGTCTTGTATCTTAATATTCAACTCGTGAATTTCTTGTTTTAAATCGTCAATAATGTTCTTGTATAATCCAATTGATAATTCAAGGTTACGAAGAACCTGGTTATCAGTCTCGGCTGACACCTTACGACGGCCAACAAACCAACCAGCAATACCAGTTAGTGCGTTAGATACTAATAATAATATTTCTGTGTTCATATTAATAACAATCGTTACACGGTGGGTTCTCGTGTTCTAATTCAGAATAGGTTCTTAATCCTCGTTTATTTAAATCTTCCATACTATAACCCTTACGTGAAGTATGTGCTAAGAAAATACCGTTGTTATATTTTTGTGAACGGTCTGGTATCATACCATCAATTGTTGACTGTGTAACATAATCAGGGAATTTGTTTTGACCTTTACCAATCAATAGATAATCTTGTAATCTAGTCATATAAAAGTCCGCACGTTGTTTTTGAATTGTTCTCAAGTACTTCATAGTTTCCAAATCAACAGATGTTGCGTTCTCCATAGTACCTTCAACAATACCTCTGTTCATCGTTCTGTAATGGATGTGAGGGATAGCGTTGAAGTAAGCTGTCTGTATCATAAATGGTGCAATATAATCATTCACCAAAGTTGTTTCCTCGGCATTGAATGTATTACCTGTTGCTGATACTTGTGACAACAAATGGTTATAGAATTTTGTACCCAATATAGTTTGAAGGTCTATATCCTGTGCAATTTGTATTTCAGCTTTCAATACGTCCATATCAACATTCTTATTGATATTGGTAAACGCCTTTAATTTTGTTTCTGATATTAATAAAACTCCCATATTATAATGTATCTGTTTCTTCTTCTCCTAACCACGCGTTACACTGTTCTTCGGTTAAACCATAACCTGACATTAACATTTGCATCGCCTGTCCTCTTGTTATTTTTTCTTTGTTATACTCTCTAACAATTCTCATTAGATTTTGATATTCTCTACCTTTCAATCCTTTGATATTCTCGTTGATTGATAATTCTTCCTCACCAACTTGAACAGGTGTAACAGGTTTGTCATCAACCACAGGGTTTTCTCTTACGTCACCAGTCAAGAATAGACTTAATGGTTTAACTTCAAATGTGGTAGGTTTGTCAAATTTCAAAGAAACTAGTTTACTGAACACAGGAAGAATTTCGTTTTGGTATGGTTGAATAACCATCTTACGGAAATATTCAGAATGTTCAACAATCTCATTTCCACCACCTAACTTACCCGCTGTTGCAATACCAAATAACTCAGCAGAAGAAACTCTGTGTGCGGAAAGTATTGAACGCGTAATATCGTCATTAAGACTTTGGTAATAATTGTCATTATCGTTACGAGGGATTTGTGTAATCTCAGGACTAAGTTCTTTACTCTCGTTGAATGAGATGATTGCTTGTCCTGCGTTGTCGGTTCCACCATACTGACTTTCCAAAGCACGAACCAAAGTTCTTTGTTCTTCTTCGCCAGGGATACCGTTATTATAGTTAATCCATAATGAAGGAACCATACCTTTACGTAGGTTATTCATATGGAAATTCTTTGCTTCAATATCAATCTCAATTGCACGTTGACCAGCAGACCAGTCAGGAATTGGATAGTATGTTAAGTTTGGTTGGTAACACTTAAAGTAATATACTTGTGAACCTGCACCTTTTTCTTGATTAAAAGCAGGATATTCTTCAGGTGGGAATTTCTTTAAATTCTTCCAATCCGCAGAATAGAAATATGTTTCAACTTCATCATCTTCAGTTAACTTACCACTACGTACTCTACTAAAATCAATATGATAAATCTCAGCAATTTGTTTTCTGTCTTTAGTCCAAATTACGTTTAACGCAAATCCACCAAATAACATAAAGTCCAATACAGCCTTCTTCATTACCTCTGAGATATTCTCTCTTTTATTAACCAAATTAACGGTTGCCATCGGGTTGTTTAATGATACTAAACCATCACCCATAATCTGATTAACCTTTGAGGTAACCACCGCTTTATGAATTGCACAATTGTCATACAACTCTATAAAGTATTGAGGTAACAAATTGTTCTCACCATAATAAACCCAAGGACTACGTTGTAGTACTTCAGAGTAAACAGGTACAGATGCAACTTGAAACTTTATACTTTTAAATTCTGTTTTCTTTATTTCTTCACTCATAATTAATCTTGTATATATATGTAATTTTCATTTACTTCATTAGGTGAAACATAAGTTGTGAAGAATGGTTGTTCCTCAGTTCCTTGAAGTATTGCAATACCTGTAAAAACTAGTTCAGTTCCATTACCATAAATCTTTAATTGATATTCACCCTCGTAATTCAAATCTTGTCCTGCGTCTTGAAGGTTTAGGATAATTTCACAGTATCTAATATTCTGTGCATAGACTTGTGGGTCAGACGTACTAACCACATAACTCTTAACCTCTTGTGACATTATATGTGTAAACACCAACGTATAACTACTAAACGATGTAGTAGTATTATTGTTAATGTTCATCACCAATTCGTTTTGTTGTCCCTTTTGTAGATATAACATAATTTAATCTCTATATAACTAAATATAAAAAAAACCAAACTGATTGGGTATAAAATGAAAAAAGAGGACATAAGTCCCCTCTTTCCTGGATTTAGATATAGAAATTCAGTCCACAACAGACCTACTTTTTTTATTATCCACTGATAGTATCACCTGCAAATACAGTAGCCAAAGCACCTGTAATAACTCTTGCTGGTTCGTGTTCTTGACCTGTGAAAATTAATTCAAATCCGTTTCTGTCTCCGAACGCAGTACCTGTAGCAGCAGAACCACCACTTAAATACATACCGTTAACTTGACCTAACAAATATTGAACATCATTTTGGTCAATAGCGATAATTTGGATATTATCGTTTTGTGATAAGATTTTCAATTGGTTTCTTTTCTCTTGGTCATACTTGTACATAACCGCTGTAAGAACTTGTTCAAAGTAAATTGTACCGTTCTCAAAACTCTTTGTTACGTTTTGTGATAAAGAAGAAGTGTTTCTCTTTAATTCAAAACCATACAAAGTTGTACCAGTAGTTGATGTAGCACCAGTAATCGCACCGTTAGCATCGTAAGTGTAACCTGTTACAGCACCACCTCCACCAACTACGTAGATTTTCTTAATACCACCAATTCCGTCAGAACATCCTAATTGAACACCTGAAGATATATAACAACTCATATTATTTTATATTAATTTTTTTTGTTTATGTTTTTTAA